ATTTCTGAAGAGCAGTTGTCTAGTATTAACGAGCAACAAAACCTGCTTAATGAAATTATTCACCGCATCGGTCTTATTGAAACAGAGAAACACAGTTTATTACACCGTGTTGCTGAAATAAATAAGAAAGTAGAAGAAATCAAACTAGAACTTGAGCAAGAATATGGCAAGGTTAGTATTGATTTAAAAACTGGTGAATACTCTCCAATCGAAGAAGAAAATAATGCAGTCGATAATAAGGAAAATTAGCATTGGCGCTGATTACAAAAACGATGCCATGCATTATTCTTTAGGCCAGACGGTTTATGGAGGGCATGAGATAGCATATATACTCTTTGACAATGTTGACAATTCATATAATATTCACATAAAAAAAGACAACGAGGTTATGCCATGGAAGAAGTTTAATTCTCACATGGCTATATCTGTTGAATATGACTTAGAATACTAATGAATAGTTTGTATGATTTTATCGTAAAGCCATGTGGTGGTAGATACGATAATTCTATTAAAGTTGATGGCAAGGAACTTGTCCTGAATACTAGAATAGAAGCGTTTAAGGCTGTTAACAATATAGCTGAGGTATTAGCTGTGCCATTGGCATATAAAACTGATATAAAAGTAGGTGATAAAATAATAATTCACCACAACGTGTTTAGGGTTTTTTATGACATACGTGGTAAAAAGAAAAACAGTAGATCAATGTTTATTGATAACCAATTTTTCGTAGCACCAGATCAAATATATATGTATGGCGACTTTGGTCATTGGAAAGCTTTTGGTAATAGATGTTTCGTTATGCCAATAAAAAATAACAACTCTCTAACGCTTGATAAAGAAAGAAAGCTTATTGGGATACTAAAGTATGGAAATAAGTCCTTAGAAGCGCTTAAAATAACTCCTGGTGATTTAGTTGGGTATACTCCTTATGGTGAATTTGATTTTATCGTAGATGACCAGCGGTTATATTGTATGAAATCAAATGATATTGTAATTAAATATGAGTACCAAGGAGACGAAGTTGAAAATAATCCAAGCTGGGCGAAGAGCAGTTGATGAGTTAATCAAGGTAGCAGAAGAAAAGATCGTTGACTCAGGCGATGATATCTCAGCTGACAGACTTAAAAATGCTGCCGCTACTAAAAAACTAGCAGTCTTCGATGCTTTTGAAATTCTTAACAGAATACAAGACGAAGAAGATATGCTAAACGACAAGCCTAAAGAAGAAAAGGAAGAAAAGTCCAAATCATTTAAAGGCTTTGCCGAAGGAAGATCAAGGTAATGTATCAACAAACGTTATATAAAATTTTATCAGATCACATCAAGCCAAATGTAGTTAAAAGAAATAATCGATACGGCAAATGGGCATATGGTTATAACAAGGAGCATGATGTGGTAGTTATTAGTAAATCTGGTAAAATAGGCGAGATCTACGAAATACAAGGTCTTAAAATAGCTCTTCCAAAACAAGAAGAAGTTCGTGAGTTTGATTCTGACAAATGGGAGTATACAGAATATCCTAAAGAATTAAAAAAAATAAAAACCGTTTTTGATTGGAGAGAATATCCTCAAGAGTTTCAAGAAAAATGGTATGATTACATAGATAATGAGTTTAAATATAGAGATGAAGGATTTTGGTTTTATAATAAGAGCATTCCAACTTATATCACTGGCACTCATTACATGTACTTGCAGTGGTCCAAGATTGATGTTGGGAAGCCAGACTTTAGAGAAGCAAACAGATTATTCTTTATATTCTGGGAAGCTTGTAAGGCAGATGAAAGATGCTACGGCATGTGCTACCTTAAAAACAGACGTTCAGGATTTAGCTTTATGGCCTCAGGCGAGACCGTTAACCAAGCAACAATATCAAGTGACTCAAGATTTGGTATATTATCCAAATCAGGACCAGATGCTAAAAAAATGTTTACAGACAAGGTGGTACCAATATCGGTTAACTACCCTTTTTTCTTTAAACCAATACAAGACGGTATGGACCGTCCGAAAACAGAATTAGCATATAGAGTTCCAGCTTCTAAATTTACGAGACGTAAACTAGATACAAACGAACAAGTTGAAGACTTAGAAGGTCTTGATACAACGATTGACTGGAAAAACACAGGTGACAACTCCTATGATGGTGAGAAACTAAAGTTGTTAGTTCACGATGAAAGTGGCAAGTGGGAAAAACCAAATAACATATTAAATAACTGGCGTGTAACTAAAACAACACTACGCCTTGGTTCTAGGATTATTGGTAAGTGTATGATGGGAAGTACGTCTAACGCATTAGATAAAGGTGGGGCCAACTTCAAAAAACTATATCAAGATTCAGACGTTACTAAACGAAACGCCAATGGACAGACTCGCTCGGGACTATATTCTTTGTTCATACCTATGGAATGGAATTACGAAGGATACATTGACGCTTATGGAGCACCTGTATTTGACACACCAGAAAAACCAGTTGATGCGCCAGATGGGACTAAAATAGATTTAGGCGTAATTGATTATTGGCAAAATGAAGTTGATGGTTTAAAAGAAGACCAAGACGCTTTAAATGAATTTTACCGACAGTTTCCAAGAACAGAGCAACACGCTTTTAGAGACGAAACAAAACAATCGTTATTTAATCTTACAAAAATCTATGAGCAAATAGATTACAACGAAGATGTAAATAACAAAACAATGGTCACTACTGGAAGCTTTCAGTGGGTGAACGGACAGAAAGACTCGATGGTAATTTTTGTGCCTCATAAAGACGGAAGATTCAATATAAGTTGGGTTCCACCTAAATATATGCAAAATCGAGTGATAGTAAAGAATGGGAGCAAACATCCTGGCAACGAGCACTGCGGCGCTTTTGGATGTGACCCATATGATATATCTGGTACAGTCGACGGTAGAGGATCTAATGGTTCGCTACACGGCCTTACTAAATTTTCAATGGAAGATGTACCGCCTAGTATGTTTTTCTTAGAATATATAGCCAGACCACAAACAGCAGAAACATTTTTTGAAGACGTTTTAATGGCTTGCGTTTTTTACGGTATGCCGCTACTTGCTGAAAATAATAAACCTAGACTTCTATATCATTTTAAAAGAAGAGGTTACAGAGGTTTTGCAATGAACAGGCCAGATAAAGTTTGGAATAAACTTTCAACTACAGAAAGAGAAATAGGTGGAATACCAAACTCTAGCGAAGATATTAAGCAAGCTCATGCTGCTGCAATAGAATCTTATATAGAAAACTATATTGGTTTTAGAGACCCAGGTTATGGTGACATGTATTTCCAAAGAACATTAGAAGACTGGGCAAAATTTAACATAAATAGTAGAACAAAGCACGATGCTTCGATTAGTTCTGGTTTAGCTATAATGGCTTGTAACAAACATTTGTACACGCCGGTAGCGCCAATAAAAAAAGAAAATTATAATTTAGGATTTAAAAGATATGATAACACTGGTATCACGTCTAAAATAATAGAATAAATGAACGTATACACAAATACAAATAGTTCTTTTCCTAGCCAAGTTGTTAGTGATGCAGAGAAAGCCAGTTTAGAATATGGCTTGCAAGTGTCCAGAGCAATTGAACAGGAATGGTTTGATCAGGGTAGAACTAATCAAAACAGATACCAAACTAATTGGAATAATTTTCATCAATTAAGGCTATATGCTAGAGGAGAACAGTCAGTTCAAAAATATAAAGATGAATTATCAATTAATGGTGACTTGTCTTATCTTAATTTAGACTGGAAACCAGTACCAGTTATTTCTAAGTTTGTTGATATTGTCGTAAACGGTATATCACAAAAGACATATGATATTAAAGCATTTGCTCAAGATCCTCAGTCTTTAAAGAAAAGAACTCAATATGCTACTGCAATTGCAGAAGATATGTATGCACAAGATCTTATTGAGCAAGCAAAACAAACTATTGGTGTAGATCTATCAAGAACAAATATACCAGTATCTGAATTACCTCAGACAAAAGAAGAGCTTGAATTACACATGCAACTGTCTTATAAACAGTCAGTTGAAATAGCTGAAGAAGAAGCTATTAATAATATTTTAGATAAAAATAAGTATGACGATACTCGTAAAAAATTAAATTACGATTTAACCGTGCTAGGTATTGGTGCTGTTAAAACTAATTTTAATGTTTCTAATGGAATAACTATAGATTATGTTGATCCAGCATATATGGTTTATTCTTATACAGAAAACCCATACTTTGATGACATATATTATGTTGGTGAAGTAAAAGCGATTACAATACCAGAACTTAAAAAACAATTTCCATATATTTCAGAAGAAGAACTATATGAAATTCAACAAATGCCTGGTAATCGTCAATACATAACTGGCTGGGGTAATTACGATGAAAACACGGTTCAAGTTTTATATTTTGAGTATAAGACATATATGAATCAAGTATTTAAGATTAAAAAGACTGATACTGGTCTTGAAAAAGCATTGGAAAAAACTGATGAATTTAATCCGCCACCAAATGATAACTTTGATAGAGTATCAAGAACTATAGAAGTTTTATATTCTGGTGCTAAGGTTATGGGCACCAATACGATGCTTAAGTGGGAACTTGCGGAAAACATGACAAGACCTTATGCCGATACTACTAAAGTTGTAATGAATTATAATATTTGTGCGCCTCGTTTATATAAAGGTCGCATAGAATCTTTAGTGAGTAAAGTCACCGGTTTTGCTGATATGATTCAGTTAACACATTTAAAGCTGCAACAGGTGATGTCAAGAATTATTCCAGATGGTGTATTCTTAGATATGGACGGTTTAGCAGAAGTTGATCTTGGCAACGGAACAACATATAATCCAGCAGAGGCTTTAAATATGTATTTCCAAACTGGTAGTATTGTCGGTAGATCTCTAACACAAGATGGCGATATAAATAGAGGTAAAGTTCCGGTTCAAGAACTAACATCGTCTTCTGGACAAGCTAAAATAGCTTCATTGATACAAACATATCAATATTATTTACAAATGATTCGTGACGTAACGGGTCTTAACGAAGCAAGAGACGGTAGTAATCCTGATAAAGATGCTCTTCTTGGATTACAAAAAATGGCTGCTAATGCTTCTAATGTAGCAACAAGACATATTAATAACGCTAGCAGCTTCTTAACTTTAAGAACTTGTGAAAACGTTGCTTTAAAAATTGCAGATGTATTAGGCTTTCCACTTACTAAAAATGCTTTAATGGAAAGTATTTCTATATATAACGTAGAAACATTAAAAGAAATAGAAAACTTAAATCTTCATGATTTTGGTATTTATTTAGAATTAGAACCTGATGAAGAAGAAAAAGCGCAGCTAGAGCAAAATATACAAATAGCACTAAAATCTGGTGGTATTGATTTAGAAGATGCTATTGATATTCGCCAAATTAAAAACTTAAAATTAGCTAATGAGTTTTTAAAATTAAAGCGTAAACAAAAACAACAAGCCGCAGAGCAACAGCAAATGGCTAATATACAGGCTCAAGCACAAGCAAATGCTAAAGCATCTGAGCAAGCTGCGTTAGCTGAGGTGCAAAAACAACAAGCGCTTACAGAAGTTAAAGTTAACGTTGAACAAGCTAAATCTCAATTTGAGATACAACGAATGCAAACTGAAGCTCAAATTAAAAAAGAGCTTATGGCAGAAGAGTTTAACTATCAAATGCAGTTAGCACAAATAAGAGCAAAAGCAGAAGCTGATAAAGAGCAAGAAATAGAAGATAGAAAAGACAAAAGAATTAGAATGCAAGGAACTCAACAGAGTGAACTTATAGATCAAAGAAAAAACGATACACTACCTAAAGACTTTGAGTCTGCCGGTAATGATACATTAGGTGGTTTTAGCTTAGAAGCATTTTCGCCTAAATAGAACAATTAATTAATTATATATTATTTTATCATGTCAACACAAGTAAAACAAGAAGGTGATTTCAAGTTGAAAAAACCTAAAGCTAAACAATTGGGTAAAGTTGATGAGGTTGTTAAAGTAGATTTAAGCAAACCTAAGCAACAAGAAGGAGAACCAATTAAAGTAGATTTAACAAAAAAAGAAGAAGATGCCGTTCAAGAGCAAAGCACAAATGACAGCAATGTTATTGTCGAAAGACCCGAAAACAGTAGCAACAGCGAAGAAGTGGTTGAAGAAGTACGGTCCACCGATGAAGAAAAAGAAGTAGTATTACAAGAAATTACAGAAGAAGAAGTTCAAGCAGAGGTTAAAGAAGTAAAAGAAGAACTTAAAGAAGCTGTACAAGAAACAAAAGAAACAGGTAAACCACTTCCAGAAAACATTGAAAAGCTTGTTGCTTTTATGGAAGAAACAGGTGGTAACATAGAAGACTATGTTCGGTTAAACGCCGATTATTCCAAAGTAGATCA